TTTTTAGTCAATAAGTAGCTATTAATCCTCTAGCTTGCTAATTTCAACGCCTTCTTCAGCATATGATGTTTCATCAGCCATAAGCTCAAGAACGCTTTTCTCTGATTGAACCACTAGAGGATGGCTCATAATTAATGCGACTAGTTCTTCATCCAGGTTTTTGGTTTGGAACTTCTTTACTTCTTTACCGGGAAGTTCCAAAGATTTCCAAGCGCCAGAAGACTTTACGACTCCGAGATCTTCCATCATGTCAAGAAATCCGGAATACTTATTCATGCCAGATGCGTAAGGCACTTCCACTTCCACTCGAGTTCCGACTTGCGCAAATCGTGATTTATAAGTTTCAACCTTCATGCGAACCCCAATAATATCAGAGCCGTCCTTTAGTTTTGCGGGGACGATCAACATGATCTGGCTTGCAGAATAGCGAATTGCGTTGTTCACAATCCACAGACCTTGACCATTCATCAAATCAGTGTTTGGATACACTTGGTGGGTCACTAGGAACGTCATCGGGTTTCGCTTGATACGCGACACAATGGTTCGAAGCATGTGCTTAGACTGCTTAGCTCGTTGACCCTGATCGCCTTTCTGAACACCTGCTTGGAAGTGATCATTTTCAGAATCGGTAATTAGCATGTCGATTGAGTCTAATGCAATTACTACTGGCGGACTATCAGGATTATCGCGGCCATAGGTTTTTTCGTAAGACGTGACGAATTCAGAAATAACCTTGACAACGTCTGCAAAGGTAGTTACACCTGCATATAGAAAATTATCAGGATCAACATTGACGCCGATCTTTTTCAGGTAACCAATATCGAGCGCATGTTCTGAATCAAGCATAACAACAAATGCACCCTGTGCTTGCGCATTCTTTACAATGTTTGACAGGATGAAACTTTTACCACTATTGTGGGAACTAATACCGGTTCCACCCCAATATCGATGGTTATCATGTGCCACCTCAAAATCCCAAACCGGCTCATTTCGCCCGGTTTGCTCTACAGCAGCCTGCTGCAATCCACTTGATGTGATTACTTCTAAAGTGGTAACATCTTTTGCGAATACCCAGCCAACAGAGGTTTCGACAAGGTGGTCATCTGAACAGACCATTTCATGATCGACGGTGTTAACCTTCACAAGGTTTCGCGGGTTTTTCTCAAATACTGTTGGCACATACTGTGGGCCATCTGGGGTATCTACCATTAATGTCTTACCGGATTTCGCCGCATCGACAAAATCGCGCATGGTCATTTGCTTCAGATTTGCAAGGACGTGTGCATCCCATGCAGCCTTCAGCTTATCGGTTCCGACGCTAAATTCGTCATCCGGAGCGGCGAGTAAATCCTCAAAAATAGAATCTGAAATTCCAATTTTTGATACCAACTCTTCGCGGGTGTAAAAACTTAAAAGCTCTTTTAAAATCGTATTTTTATTAAACATGTTAGTCCTTAAGCGTATTTTGCCATTACTCTTTTTTAATTTCTGGCGCAAGACCCGGATCAGTCTTAAACACATACGCAGAAATTACTTCATCGGCAGGCAAGCACCCCGAAGGGCCAGCCAGGGCTGTCACTCGACCTTGGGGAATGCCTTTAACGAAGGACCCAGAAATAACTTTATTCAGTGCCAAGTTACCAGTTGAATACCAAAATCGGGGTGGAGAGAAATCGGTAACGATTGTCTCCATTTTAGAAAGTGATTTTTTGAAATCTTTTAAAAAACTTAAACTCATATTTTCTCCAAAAAAATAAGGGACCTAAGACTTATCGATCATCTTAGGTCCCAAAGAACAAATTACTCTTCTGCTTTGGCCGCTTTTGCGCGAGCGCGAAGCTGTTCTAGAACTGAAGATGATTTGCTTACTACCGGTTCTTCAGCTTTAGGCTGTTGAGCTTGGGTAGTTTCAGTGCGCTCCGTCTTTGGCTCTTCAGTTTTAGCCGTTTCTTTTTGTTGCTTAGGCGCCGCGCTTGAACCAGTTTGTTCTGCCAGAAGCAAAGCCTCTACTACAGAGCGTTCAGGTTTAACGCCCACATAATCACGCAGGTTAAACAAGTTGATTTGCTCAATAACATCATCATCAAGACTCGTCTGCTTTGGCGAGAAGCTTGAAGTGCTGTAGGACGCATATTGACCAGTTTTGGTCTTCTTGATACGGAAGTTATAGCCGCCGTGGAATGCGTAAGGAACTTCCTCTAGATCTCCTGATTGGAATGCAGATTGAATTTGTTTAAACACTGCAGGACCAAAATCAATGAGTTTAACCAGTTGATTCTGATCGTGCTCAATTGGTGATTCAACTACGATAACCTGACCGATATAGCTTTTCTTGCGATAATACTTTTTGCCCAAGGTCTCGTTCTTTTCATCATAGAACTTGCGTGAGAGAGCGCAAATAGGACAATCTTCGTCAAACATGGACAAACATGGAATACGATGAGTTTGGCCATTTACAACCAATTCATGTTCAAGTTTTTCCACTAGGAATTGAAGATTATTGTCTTCGTCAAGGTCTGGAAGGAATCGCACAACTGCTTGCGAATCTTCTGGCATTTTCCAGAATGGGTATTTCAATTTCCACGTTTGATCGCCACCGTCGCCAGAACCAGTAGCCTTTTTGTCAAATGCACCTTTGAGAGCGTCTAATTTGTTTTTGATTGTCATAAAGTTTCCTAAATTTAAAGTTGTAAAATTTTTTCATCATAAAATAAAGTTGCATCAAACTTTTAAAAATACAGCAAAAAGCTGCAAAGCTATTTATAAACTGGTGTCAGCTTTTGGGGGAATTTTATGTTCTTCACTACCTATGCATTGCACATAGAGAACATTTGCAGTATCAGGTTCAATTATAACCTGATAAGGTCAATAAGTAATCTTTTTCTTAGCTTCAAAATACATTTACGAGTTGGTCATACTCGTCAATCGTCGGTTCCTGCATTCGCATATACATATCTCTAATAATTTGTTCTGGCACCACTTTGTCTGGGCGGGACGCTTGGCGATCAATCGCGACTTGCAAGGGAACCATCACGTTCACAGCAACAATTTTAAACCCCTTAGCCTTCGCATCTTGAATCCATTTGGCCCTTGACTTTTTAGTCAAGTTGGTATTGTCGACGAATAGATTATCAGCTTTCAAAGCGTGCTGCCAACGCAAATTTACGAAATCGTCAAATTCCTTTTTATTGTTATTTGCTTTTTCAAATGCAAGGCGGTAAGCAAGTTTTTGTTCGCTTTCAGGATAATCCTTTCCGAGAAATGCCAAGCGGCATTCGTCTAGCGAAAAAGTCGAAACATTGGGTAGTCCTAGTTTGCTGTTTACAAACGTAGACTTTCCAGATCCAGGGACGCCAATCATAATATAACATGTTTTCATTTGGGGCTTTCCTCAAAAATAATCCATTTAGGAATGCAAATGTCCGCGCTTTGTGCTGGAACAATTACCCCATTTTCTACTGCGCACCGTTCAGCAAATTCTTTTGCTTGTGAAGACATTCTTGCAGCACCATGAATGATAAGAAGCGCAAAACAGATAACCGCTACCGCAATTACTGCGAGAGTGATAATTATACCCTGTTCAGAAATTGATTCATTTAAATCTTTTTCCATTCTTTCATCCAATCATCAACTGCGGCAAGTTTTAAATGCTGATCATCAGAAATCCGACCATGTTGATCTGATAACAGAAAATCCAAATAGGCTTCATGCCCATGTTCTCCAGCTCGAGCAATCAAAGAATCTTTTAAGACTTTCCGCTTGCGAGGGTTCTTCATTGAAAACGGTACATGGTGCTCAATAAAAAAGGCAATATTACCTACGTCATTTGCATCAATTTTGAGCAGTTCAGAAATCATTGCAAAGTTTGTCAAAGCGTAATCAACCCACATGCGAGCAGAAACAAGTTCGTGTCCATGATACGCCCTATATTCGCCCCGCTCTTCGGAAAACTTAATAATCTGTGATGGCGGTTTACCGATATCATGCATCAAGCACGAAATCATTGTCAACATGCGCTGACTATCAGTTCGCGACAAATACAAATTGTCTTTGTACCATTTGAGCAGCATCTCAGTATGAACTGAGACATTTTCTTCTCGGTGCCAAGGCGAACCTTCTCGAGTCAACTGCATATTGCGCCAAATATCGGTTTTCTTAAAACGCGATAAAAATTCTTCGAAGCGATCAATCATGTATTACAGCCTTTAGTTTGCATTGTGCTTAGATCAATAATTGGCGTAATCGCAGAAATTTTCCCGTTCTCTCCGACTACTGAATTATAAAGAATCCCATTATAACACGAGTGAAACGTAGAAGGCGTTTCACTTATGATGCGAACAAAAGCAGTAACAAGAAACCAAATCACGAACGCTATCAGGAATCGGTTCATGGTCAATCCATTCTAGATTCGGCGAATGCATTTATGCCATTAGCACGAAGAACTTCTGCAAATGCGTTTGCCCCTGCAAATTTTGCATTCATGCTTTGTGTCCCGTTTCCAGACGGGTCATAAACAACAAATCCTCCTTTAAATGCATCAATTTGACCAGCATCAAGTTCTTTTAAATGAGCGACAAATTTTCCCCGTGCTGGTCGAATACGAACCCAAGCAAATCCACAGGGAAACCATTGTTCTGGATTTTTGTCCAAATAATCAGCGGTTGCAATGCTTGCTGATTTGAATGCATCTTTTGCAATTTGTTCAACGTCCATAATTACTCCTAAAAAGAATCATCGCCTGCACAGGCTGCAGTGAAACCTGTAAGAACTCCCTGCAAATACGAAATTACGCATTCTGCAGAGCTTCCACTTCCTTCATCTGGTTCACCAGCACTATACGAAATATCGATTATTTGCCATGGTTCATCACCGCCTACATAGAGATAAACCCAATACACTGGATAAGTGCTAGATTTCTTCCACCATTTTCGTTCCAGTTTAACAACCGCTTCCACGACTTGGAAGTTTTCGCGAGTTAACCCACGAACAATTTCTAACAGCGAGTTAATGTGAACATTGCGTGTTGGCTCATTATACAGTTCGCCGTCTATAAATTGCATGCGTTAATTCCAGGTATGCGCCAATTCAACAAGTTTTTCCGCTTCATCGAGTTCAAAAGATATTTCAAAATATCCTTCAGAAGTCAGTTCGACGCCATATTGCGGTATCTCGATCAAGAGCAGAGTATCGCCAATCCTTCGTACTTCTCCGCCACCTCCGTCATACCAATTGATATAGCATGTTTCCTCATGCTTGAGTTGCTTTACCTTCTCGATATCTTTTTCTTTGAGCGTGTTCATTTATTCTCCTAAGTTAAGGGAATTATAACATTATTTCCTCGTAAAAGGCTTCGACAAGAGAAAACATTTCTTCATATGCCTCGATTTCCCACGGCTGCTCTTCATAAGAATAATGCTCGGCATCTTCACCAAGCCAAATGTGATGCCCGTCAATTATTTGCAGGCGCCCATCTAAAAATTGCTTAACATGAATAAACTCATGGGCAAGAGCAAGACACAATTCCATTCCGCTAACTTTAGGGTCCACTACTAAAATCGCAGTGTTGTGCTCCGAGAGATAGGTGGTCCCTGCTAACCCATCGAGTTTAACAGCCGCGGTTGTCATAATCCGCAGCCCTCCCTCTAATGAATGCAGCCCCAACTTTTTAGAAAAGCAATCAGTCATCTGGGAAATATGTTCCCGCTTCTTGCTTTTCCTAGTTGAAATAGAAATTATCATTTGAATGCGCGATTCTTTTCAAAGTCGCCCATGTCATGCCAATCTCGATAGCTATTGATTTTTGAAACATCAACATCTTTAAGGTTCCGATTGATATGTTCATCTGAACCAACGTTAATAAAAATGGCATGTTTACTAGAGCGTTCAACAAAATTTGGCCAAGCTTTTGCATCATAAGCTGCAGTTGACGGGAATGGCATGGTTTTTGCCGCAGGATGAGCTTTTAGAAAGGGCATCGTAGCAGACTCAACAACTGCATCTCCGATTTCGCCTTTATGAATATTGCGAGCGACTGCTACACCGAAAGCTTTCGCTTCTGGCCAACCAATCTGTAGAGCACGGGTCATTGTCCCTGTTGATACTGCACACCAAATTTCAGTGGGATTTAGCCCCAAATCTGTTGAAATATTTTTGCACATGTTGACTAGACCAGCAGTCACAGTCGCATTGCCAGATAATCCAAATGGAAGAAATTGTGCATTGTTATTTTCTGCCCATTTCTTTGCATAGGAGTTTAACACCGGCATGGCCGCAATACGAACAAATCGCATATCTACGTGAGGATATGCGAATAACGCCGCTTGATGGTTAGAAACTTCTTTACTAGACGGGCAAAAGAACACTACTTTTTTGTTATAGATCGCCGCCAGCATTGCGATAGCGTCCATAGCATGCCCCTGCCGAGGGGCACAATAAACAAGAGTATCAAATGGGGATTTTGCAATAACCTGTTCTGCACCAAAAGCTTTTAAGCCACCAGGGGCAAGGTCGGCACGGAGAACAAAGCGATCATCGCCAAATTTCTCTACAATAGGTTTGTCTACCTTTGTTTTGAAATCCCCCCACATTTTAAGATAATAATCTCGAGCGCTCTTACGATCCATTCCTTGCGGGATGTCTTTGTTCGTGGCGTCATCTGTAACTGTGAAAACATTTACTCCCAATTTTTTCTCCTGTAGTGTTGTGGGGAAATATGCACGCTAGATGCATTTTCCATGTATTTCTTAGCGTACTCTTCGCCATCCATATTGTACCATGTTTCAGGGGGTTTGACTACTTTACCGCCTGATTTTTTATTGAGCAGATCGATAAAGCAAAGCGTCATGTTTAAACGTTCTTCGCGGGACCCAAAGAACGGGGTCCCTTTAAAATAGCCAGTTTGCGGAAGTTTACGGCCTTCATGTTCTACTGGGACTGGAGCACAGTAAAACACTTCGCAGGCAAAAGTCTTTTCAATACTTTGGCCCTGCTTAACATATTCTGAAATCAGTTCGTCGAGATTAACCCCTGCATGGCGCAAAAGATGATGTCGAATATCAATTGACCCGAATGACAGCGTTATTTCCCCGAACGGTTTCAAGCCCCTGAAATTCGTAATGATACCAGAACCTAATGAACCGAAAAGAGTCTTCCCATTAGCACGAAGAACAATATCATTCGCCTGAGAAAAAGCCGGGGTATGAGAATCACCCACAGAAATGCCAGTGAATTTATTAGAAACCGATTGCAGATTTTCCTGTTTTAGCGAAGGGATGCCCTTAATTCGTTCACTTAGTCTATTACACCATTCGTTTGTTATCTCTTTGCAAGTAGTCGGTGCACCAATTCGCTTACGAAGCTGTTCGCCCCATGGAGGCATATCATAATCAAGGGAGACTACATTCGGATGCTGCATTACCCGATTAATGCGTTCATAGATTTCCTTTGTTGCTCCTCCGAAGAGGTTCAGAGTTCCGCCAAAATTGACGCCATGTTCTAGGAACACCTTTTCGTATTTGTCGATATCTGGGGAGCAACGATGATCAATTTCGGCTCCCAGTTGTTCAGCCCAAACAAGCGACCAACCAAGAACATGTGAATTTTTTAATAACGGTATATTGCTAATAGGATTAGTGATTACGTTCATATGATTCCTCACGATTAAATTCCGAAAATCTTTTTACCGTCTTTTCGTTTTGCCAAATCAAAAGTTTCTGGAAAGATCCACTGATAGGGAATGCGTTTAGTGGGGCTTTTAACGCCATGGTTAATAGCGATGTGTTTATAAAATAGGCATGTCTTATCTTCGACATTAACCCATTTTTGTTCTTTCATGGGGTTCCTGACATCATTACAAAGCAAATTCATTTGCTCAAGCCAAACGTGACCATACTTATTGTCAGCGACAAATTGACCATTTGCATCAATGTGATATTTTACTTTTCCGTTAAGGCTATTCCCGCCAAAAATTTGTTGCATGCCATCAAAATGCCCAGTCCCGCCAAATAATACAGAATTTGGGTCCACAATATGTGGATATGCAAATGCCATATATCGTGCAGTATTTTTACACGGATATAACGGACTTCTAAAACCTTGATGGGTTTTAAAATATGCTTCTAGCCGTTTTGCAAATTCCATCATAGTAAATGGTCGACCCATTGTCTTCGGTTCGTCCAATAGTGTTTGCAAATCTTCACCGGCCTTCAATGGTCCACTAATCAACCATTCTTTAACATTAGTGCTTTTTGGAAAATAAATTTGAAAAAGATCATTACGAGCATGACGTTCAGTTTTAAATCGCTCCTGTGTTTTCGGAATGCCATCATGCAATAATGACATAAATGTCCCCCAGTGTTCATTGCTGAATGAAAACACAAGAGTCAAAAACAGCCGCATTTTGTTGTCAGTAACTAAACGCATTTCATCTACGAATGGATGTTCATGCCAATGCAGCCTATGAGAGAAAATTTGATAGTCTTCTCTCAGTAAATCATCATCTCGTTCATCAAACGCTTTACAATACTCGAAAAATTTTTCAATTCGTTGGTCTTGCGTCCAAGATTTCATCCAACTGTCTGTAGGTTTACCATTTTTTAAATCTACTGTAACGGTATTTGGATAGGTTATATTCATATTTTATATGTTGGTCGAGTTGGCCGTTGTGAAAATTAAAAAGGAATTATACCCCCTGTTATTTCAATTCCTTGCATTTTTGTTTATACTGTTCGACGGTCATCCCGTTTGCAGCAATGATTTTGTCGTCAGACGGATGCGATTTCATCCCGTTAAAAGTTTTGATGAGGCCCAAATCAAGCATCGCTTTTTGTCGGCCGAACGGATGATCTTTAATCTTGCAAGAAGACCAGATTTTATCAAAATCTAGATCGTCATAATCCGAACCCGGCTTAATATAGTTTTCTACATACCTGATAAAATCGCAACAGCAATCTTCTGCATTGTAAGGAACAGAGCCCGTATCCTCATAGATTTTAATCATAACTTCATCAAGCAATGCATCGCCTTTGTATTTTTTATTTGGCTTGACCAAATACTTTATGCATTCACGGGTATTGGTCCCATAATAAAATAGGCTTTCTCGAACAACATACTCTGGGAACCAATCAGCAATATCGGCAACAACTGCAGCATATTGAAAGTGATATTGGCGCAATCCATGTTTCACGTTCCACTTAAGCATCCAGTCGCCAATTTGGCGCAACGTATGTTTTTGGGCAGTAGCGAGAAAGTCTGCAAGCTCTCGAGCAAGCTTTGGGACATATTCGGCAAGAAAGTAATCGCCGCCACGTTTATATTCGGAAGTCGGTTTTGGAAATGCGGGGAATTGGTAGCCCACTGAAGTGTAAAAAGATTTTTTATAATTTTTAACAATCTTCACCATATCTTCAATAGTTCCTGCCGAATGCAAATCAAACAGGATAGTATTATGATAACCACTGGGCTTAATGGCATAATTAATTGCGCTGCCGCAAACCCGATGCAAGATAAACACATACAGCCATTCTGGAAGAGAGAAATCAGAATGTTTTCCAGTCCAATTAGTTGCAACGGTTTTTCTAAATTCGTGGCAGGTTCCGTCCTTCATTTTGCCCCAGTACGGGTGCTTATTTGTCCACCCGTAAAAGACATCATTAATAATTTGGCTAAACCCGGCGTATTTTCGTTCAACCACATCATAAAGATGAACATTCTTCATTAAGTCATCATCGATGCTCGAATTCATATAGTCCAAAGAACCCAAATTGCATTCCTTCTGCTGAACTTCGGCCATTCGATAGTATCGCAAAAATTCGTCGTAATATTCCGTAGTCTCAATCATTTAGCTTCCCTAGGTTGATAATAAATTTTCGCTTGTAAACCTGGCATTTGTTCATTTGTGCTCTTAAAAGAGAATAATTTCTCTCCGCTAAAATCTTCAGCGCTGTGCAAAACAAAAAAGATAACTCTCCCGGTTTTAATAGAACGTATTCCAAATCCTGCAGTAAAATCATCTGAAGCCAGTTGTCTTAGACAGCCCGGTACATCGAAATAATCTGCAGAAAACGTTTGTGTTTCTGAATTATACGTAAACAGATTTGAGGGGTAAATTTCGCCAACAAGTTTAAAGGTCATAGAACGTTTAGCGTTTTAGCGTTAATGATATTCCCCGCATTCGGAAACCAAAGTTTTCCTGTTTCTGCTTCTTGCGGCAAACAGCCATGCTTTTCAACATAATCTTGCTCTGCTTCCGTGGAAACAATTCGAATGTTCTTAGCAGAGGTACACTGAATAATGTAAACCGACTGCGTCTTAATTGTCAGGGTTTTTAAATTAGGGTACAAGAGCTTTACGCGTTCATAAATGCTGCGCTCTTCTACGATGTTTAGCCATCGCTCGGGATAGGAGAAATATAGCGAAGTTGTTTTTTCATCAACTCGTTCATGATCAAATAAGTTCTCTAGATGAGTTTTGCCCATATGCAGTTCATATTCGAGGCTCTCGCAGCGCATATGTGGGCGACGGTGGACATAGACTAAAATTTCAAAAGGGTAATTCATTTTTTAAAGTAAAAAGCTAGTGTAAGCCAAACAGTGTATGCTACGGCAATAGCAACATTAGTCCACATGCTAAACGTTTGCTTAAGCATGTGGAACATATAAATCCCCCAGTACCCCCAAAGAGTAAAGAAGAAAATCATTCCAATGCTTACGCCCTTGAGCTGGCGGTCTTTTAGCAGCATGCGAATGTTATCAAGCAAGAAAATAACTGCTCCGATTTGGAACAAAGAAGTGATAAGGTCGAGTGGCACAAAAATCTCCTGTTTTAACCGTCCAAGCAGATTGTACACCGTAAACGGGAGATTTTGAAAATTTTAAACTAGACCAAAGGGAACGGGTTCGCCTCCGAACTGGTCCCCGTCTAAAGATGTATCAAGGTCAGAGTCTGCAGCGACATTCTCATACACTAGTTTCTGCGCAATTTCGCTTTCACCAGAAAGATATTTTAGCAGCTTAATAACAAGTAGGGTTGCTGAAATAGTGTCGTCTGTTGCTCCTTTTTTCGCAGCATAGGACCCACCAGCAGCAATATAATTTTGAAGTTCAAAATGCAAAACATCAGAATTGATGATCAACCCGTTATTAATTCGCTCAATCAAGTTCTTCATTTGCATACACGCTAGCAGTTTTGAAGAGCCCGTAGTATAGCACCCGAACTTTCCATTATTCTCATTATACAAATTGACGCCGTCAATATCAACGCCTTCTCCATCATCATTTTGCAACATTGCAACTAAAGCTTCGCCAATACCATTCCGTTCAAAAGTCCAAAGAACTTCTGCTGAATTACGATTGGCATCAGAAGCCCTAAGGTGTTTAAGAAGCCATTTAATTTTGGCATAAATTAATGGGATATTAACAGTGTTTAAGCGAAGTTCGGCGACCTGTTCCAATGACGGAAACTCGAACACTTCTATAGCAGTGAAATCGCTTCCTGTGCCAGTAGCAGGATCGACACCGACTAAGTACATTCGGTTGGGGCCTGAAACTTCTTTCCAAAATTTAAAGCCCATATTTTCAAATAGTGGCGGTTTTGTTTGTAAGGAATGAAGTTTGCGGGTATCTACTAGCAACGCATCTGAAGAAAGGAATTCGCAGTCTACTTCTTGGCGAACTTTAACTGGGCCCAATTTGCCTTTCATTTCGTCATAGTATTTTTGGTCACGTTCTGGATGTTCATGCCAAAGAGCTTTTACGGGGAAAAATGAATTTTGGCCAGAATTGGCACCGCGCCATATAGTTGCAAATAGGTCACTATCTCCGTTGGGAGTACTAGTCAGAATAAATTTGCCACCTGTGGACAATGAAGGCGCAATAGAAGCCCACATTTCTTCTTGAATTCTTCGATTTAAGAAGGCAATTTCATCGATAAAAAGGCAGTTATGACTTATGACGGAATTAGTAATATAAGAATGGACATCTTCAACCTGAACCAAATCATAGACCGTTTGGCTTTCGCAGTGTGGCAGTAGACTCAGAACTTTTAAATTCCGGTCAATAATATCGCCAGTCAATAATTCGCTAGCGGGCCTAAATTCACCGTTGGCAAATATCTTGTGATCTGGTGTGCAAATTAGATTAGACCTATCACTAAACTCCAGTTTCAAAGTTTTGGAGTTTTTAGTTTCTAGTAATCCGGTAAAGTCTTTAAATCCTGAACCAGTTAAAACCTGAAAGCCCGCTATTTCGTAAAATCCTTTTCGTGGAAGTTCTGATAAGTAGTCTACAAGACTAAGGATACGTTCAATCGGAATAACTTGTATTTCACCAGTTTCTTTATTCCTAATGGTTATTTTTGTAGACCCGTCTACGCATGACGGCGAACCACCTCGACCTGTCTTTTCGCTAGTTGCTTCAGATTTTATTTTTGATCCATTGTCAAATTCTATACTCGTCCTAGAATAATACCGACATCCCGGTTTCAACCAAGCGGGCAATTCTTCATATGCGAATTTTATGCGTGACATAATCTCTGTTGCGTGGTTCATTGCTTTAGATGCAATAACTGCAAGTTTGTCATCTGCAAAGCATGTTAACCAAAGGATGTACATTGCGACGACAGTTGTTTTTCCCAATTGTCTGCTGGCAAGCACCACCGTGTCCTTTTTCTCATGTATGGCCGCTAACATCCGTTTTTGGTATTCATACAGTTCCATTGGCAATATTCCCTTTGTAGGGTGCTGGACTTTTACGAACTTCTCGATGAAATACACCGGATCGCTTTTACACCTTATGAGGTCTTGAATTGATTCTGGGGTATACTCAGTTTGAGCATACGCCTTTTTGATTGATAGATTGGTTGCCATAATTTTCCATATTTAAAATATAACAAAGTATTTATCAACTACCTAACAGCTAAAGGCTGTTAAGGTTGCTGTTAGGTTTTCTTGCTTATAATTTATAAATAAGGAAATGCAATAATTTACTGACGCTTGCCACGGGGAATAAAATGAAATTAAAACAATTATTTGAATCTACATCTAAACAAGAAGTTGAAACAGTCTTAAACAGGTACGGGATTGAGAACTACACCATCAATGATGACTTGTCCGTGGATGTCGATGGAGATGTTGATCTAAGTGAAAATAAGTTGAGTTCGATTCCTGTCAATTTTGGGAAGATCAGTGGAATTTTTGACTGCTCTAACAACCTGCTAACCTCTTTACAAGGAGCACCAAGAGAAATAGGCGGGTATTTCGGTTGCTCTGGTAACCAATTAGCCTCCTTACAAGGAGCACCAAGAGAAGTCGGTGGGGGCTTTAAATGCTCTGATAACAAATTAGCTTCTTTGCAGGGTGCGCCAAAAGAAGTAGGCGGGCATTTTTGGTGCTATCATAACCAATTAACCTCTTTGCAAGGCGGGCCAAGAGAAGTTAATGAGGGTTTTGATTGCTGTTATAACAAACTGACATCTTTACTGGGCGCGCCTAGGGTAGTAGGCTGGCATTTCAATTGCTTTAAAAACCGATTAACCTCTTTGCAAGGTGCACCTAGAGAAGTAGGCGGGGAGTTTAATTGCCGTTTTAATCCAAAATTGACCTCACTTGACGGAATTGGCAATGTTGCCGGACAAATTAAAAGCGACCTATCATGAAATTAAAACAATTATTCGGATTCTCGTTTTCGACCTCAAAAGAAAAAGTTGAAAACGTTCTTAAGAAATACAAAATCACAAACTATACAATCAATGACGATCTGTCTGTTGATGTGGATGAGGATATAGATTTTCGTGGTTCAAATTTAAAAAGATTTCCAATCAAATTTGGCAAAATAAAGGGAAATTTTAATTGTTCTAACACCCAGTTGGAAACGCTTAAAGATGGCCCGAATGAAGTCAGCGAAAACTTTTACTGTCACAATAACCAATTAGTATCTTTGGAAGGTGCGCCAAAAGAAGTGGGCGGGAGTTTTTGGTGCATGAAGAACGAATTGATTTCTTTGAACGGTTCACCAAGGGAAGTAGGCGGGGATTTCAACTGCGACTTAAACCGACTAGCATCCTTACGGGGGGCCGCGCGTGAAGTGGGTGGCGCATTTGGCTGCGAGAGTAATGAACTGCAGACTTTGGAAGGATGCCCTCGCATTGTAGGCGGGGATTTTTATTGCTCTAAAAACAAATTAACATCTTTGCACGGCGCACCTAGAGAAATTGGCGGGGATTTTAATTGCCGTTTTAATCCAAATTTGACCTCACTTGACGGGATCGGCAATGTTGCCGGAGAAATTGAAAGCGATCTATCATGAAATTAAAACAGCTGTTTGAATCAGTGTCTAAACAAGATGTGGAATCCATCTTAAAGAAATACGGGATTAAGAACTATACCATCAATGATGACATGTCAGTCGATGTTGATGGGGACGTGAAGCTAAATAATAATCACTTAAGTTCGATTCCTGTTAATTTTGGGAAAGTAAGTGGGCATTTTTGGTGTCATAAAAACCAATTAACTTCTTTACAAGGTACACCTAAAGAAGTCGGTAAGGATTTTGATTGTTCTCACAACCAATTAACTTCTTTACAAGGTGCTCCTGGGGAAGTTGGTGGCGGCTGTTTTAATTGCCACAACAACAAATTGACCTCTTTACAAGGTGCACCTAGAGAAATTGGTGGAAGTTTTTGGTGCGCTGATAACAAATTAACTTCTTTACAAGGCGGGCCAAGAGAAGTCGATGGGAGTTTTTCGTGCGCTAGTAACCAATTGTCCTCTTTACAAGGCGCTCCAAGAGAAGTTGGTGGGCATTTTTATTGCTCTAAAAACAAATTGACCTCTTTACAAGGTGCTCCTAGAGAAGTTGATGGGCATTTTTATTGCTCTAACAACCAATTAACTTCTTTGCAAGGTGCTTCAAGAGAAGTTGGCGGAGGGTTTTGGTGCCATAATAACCAATTAACTTCTCTACAAGGCGCACCTAAGGAAGTCGGTGGGGATTTTAATTGCTCTAACAATCCGAATTTGGCATCACTTGACGGAATCGGCAATGTTGCCGGGCACATTTTTAGCAATCTATCATGAAATTAAGGCAATTATTCGAATCTACATCTAAGCAAGATGTAGAATCCATCTTAAACAAATATAAAATAGCAAACTACGCTATCAATGATGACTTATCAGTAGATGTCGATGGAGATGTGGATCTGAGTAATAAGAAGTTAAGTTCGATTCCTGTTAATTTTGGGAAAGTAAGCGGAATTTTTGACTGCTCTAACAACCTGCTAACCTCTTTACAAGGCGCACCTAGGGAAGTTGGTGGTGATTTTAATTGCTCTTATAGCCAGTTAACTTCCTTACAGGGTGCTCCTACCATAGCCTATGGTAATTTTATTTGCTCTGCCAACCAATTAACATCTTTGGAAAGGGCACCTAGGGAAGTAGGTGGGGATTTTATTTGCTCTAATAACCGTTTGATTTCTTTAAAGGGTGCACCTAGAGAAGTTGGAGGGCATTTCAGTTGCGCGCGTGCCAAACTGACATCTTTAGAAGGTGCACCTAGAAAAGTAGGTGGGAATTTTTGGTGTGTTAGCAACCAATTGCCCTCTTTACAAGGCGGGCCTAAAGAAGTTGGTGGGGATTTTAACTGTAATAGTAACAAATTGACCTCTTTACAAGGCGCACCAAGAGAAGTTGGTGGGAGTTTTTGGTGCCGCAACAATCCGAATTTGACCTCACTTAACGGAATCAGTAATGTTGGCGGAGACGTTTTTAGCGACATAAAATGAAATTAAAACAATTATTTGAATCAGTTGCAGTCCCTAAACAAAAAGTTGAATCCATCCTTAAAAAATACAGGATCGAGAATTACGCCATTAATGATGACTTGTCAGTAGATGTCGATGGAGATGTGGATCTAAGCTACAAGAAGTTAAGTTCGATTCCTGTCAATTTTGGGAAGGTTAGTGGCAGTTTTTATTGCTCTGACAACAAATTGACTTCTTTAGAAGGTGCACCGAGAGAAGTCAGTGGGGATTTTGATTGCACTCATAACCAATTAACTTCTTTACAGGGTTCACCTAGGGAAGTCAGCGGACATTTTTGGTGCTATAGCAACCAATTAACTTCTTTACAGGGTTCACCTAGGGAAGTCAGCGGACATTTTTGGTGCTATAGCAACCAATTAACCTCTTTGCAAGAAGGTCCTAGAGAAGTCGGAGGGAATTTTAATTGCTCTGATAACGAATTGGTAACCATGCAAGGTTCACCTAGGGAAGTAGGCGGGCATTTTAACTGCTCTACCAACAAATTGACTTCTTTACAAGGTGCACCTAAAGAAGTAGGTGGGGATTTTAGGTGCTCTGGCAACCAATTAACATCTTTGGAAAGGGCGCCTAGAGAAGTTGGTAAGGATTTTATTTGCTCTGATAACAAATTAACTTCTTTACAAGGCGCACCTAGAGAAGTTGGTGGGCATTTTTTTTGCTACAACAACGTAAATTTAAAATCACTTGACGGAATCGGTAATGTAGCCGGAGAAATTGAAAGCGACCTATCATGAAATTAAAACAATTATTTGATTCAACTTCTAGACAAAAAGTTGAATCTATCCTGAAAAAATATAAAATAACGAACTACGTCATTAACGACGACTTGTCTGTAGATGTCGATGGGGATGTGGATTTGGATAGTAAACGCCTAAGTTCATTTCCAGTGAATTTCGGAAAAGTTAGCGGGAGTTTTGATTGCTCTGACAACAAATTGGCAACTTTAGAAGGCGCACCAAGAG